TGACTAAGGCGGGCATACAGCCTTCGGGAGGTTATGCTACTGCAGAGTTCAACTGCATTAAAAATAAGTGTATGATTGTCTACTCATGGAAGCATCATCCTATTTTACGAAAATTTGATATAGAATACCACATGACGTTGAGAACTTATGGGGATGATTTGATTTATGGTGTTCTTAGATTGCTAGGTATGATCTTTAACAATAATTATTACGTCAAATTTTGCAAGGAACATTACGATATGGTCGTTACAGCGGCTCAAAAGGGCAATGAAATTTCTACTTTCACTCCTCGTGAAAATTGGACGTTTTTGAAGAGATCATTTGTATATCACAAGGTCTTAGGTAAAATGGTAGGTAGATTGGAATTTAGTTCCATTTTGCGAAGTTTTAAGTTTTCTTTGCCATCGACGAAGGTTTCCGAACAAGAACAAATGATTCAAACATGTGCTTCAGCGCTTAGAGAATTATTCTTTTATTGTAGCGAGGGGCCCGAAGTTTTTGATTCTATTAGAGCTAAGATGGCTCGTATCTTTATTGAATCATATGACATTAAGAACGAGCATAGAGAGATAGTCTATAACTCTCTTCCTACATATTATGGGATAAAAGAAAGACTACTAGCGCACGACAATCCTGTGAGCGTTGAAAAACAGGAACTCCCCTTAGATGAGAAGGATTTAGGAGTAGCTATTATAGAAGGATCCCTACTGAACCGTAAGGTCCTATCTTTCATCAAAGAACGGTTCAACAAAACCCAACGAGAGCGAGCAGCCTCTCAATTAAAAAAGTTGCGAGAAGAACTCGATGAAATGAAGTATGTCGAAGTTCTAACAGATGAACAAATATTAGCCATCAAGCAAAATTTAATGAAGCACTCAAACCACGATTCTAGAAAAATTTTAAAGAAGAGAATAGAGAAATCTTCAAGAAAGTCTGCTTTAATCGCTAGCATTATTAAGTTCGAAAGAATCGTTTCTAAGTTAGACAGACTTCCTCGTGTAGAGGGT